CAAAGCAAGTTCTTCATTCGCTTTTATTCTTTCTTCTATGCTTTTACTGTCATCATCTCTTATCTGTCTTAATTGCTCTGCTTGTCTATCATACTGCTCTATCAATCCTTGGTTTAAAACAGATGCTAATTCAGCAGACTTCTTTAATTCTGTAATGGCTTTTGCAGACTCTAAAGCACTTTTTACATTTACCTCTCCTAATTCTTTTCCTACAATTTTTCCAGCATCTCCAACCTCAGTTACTGCCTCTACAAAATTATCTACAATATCTTTACCAGCATTTAAAGCTGCTATTTGTACATTTATAATATCTGTTTTTGTTTCTTTGATAGATTCATTTAATGCTTTTATTGTTGCTGGGTCTTTATCTCCAAAAAAGGATTTCTCCCAAATCAATTGAGCGTTCTGGATTGCTAACTGTACCCCATAAAAAGTATTTTTAAATGGCGTTAATACAATTGTCAATATGCCACTCATTACTTTACCTAGTGCATCAAATTGGTCTGTTGTCTGTGTAAGTGCATCATAAATATCTGTAACCGCTGTTGTAACTTGACTGACCATCTGACCAGCAAACTCAAAAGATGTAGTAAATAAATCTACAATTTTCTGATTCTGAGAAAACAAATCTTTTAATGTTTCAAAAGAAGAAATAATTAAACCAAGCCCAAGAGCTTTTAACCCAGTACCAATTCCCTTTATTCCTTTTGCAACTGTCTTAGATGCTTTTTGAATACCATTTAAAGATGTCTCTGTTTTTTTATTTGAGTTTACAACTTCCTTATTTAAATCTGAAACACTCTTGGCAACATTATCAATTCCTTTTAATGCTTTGTCAGTTTTTGCTTCTAAATCAATTATTATTTTCTTTGCCATTCCAATTCTTGTTTTTGTCTTTTAAATAATTCTTTGAAACTATCTGGAAATTTATTTTTTCCTTTTGCTTTCTGTACTATCTCAGATTTGCAATCTGTCTCTTTTAATAAATCTAATATCTCTTTTATCATTATGAAATTGTTGTTACTGTTAATGCAGTTGATTGATTTGATACATTATTATTAAAGTCAGTTGCACTTACTGTCATTGAATACGTCTGTCCACTTGTTAATCCTACTATCGTTGCACAATACACAAAGTTGATAGGCACTGCTGAAATCCTTTGTATTAATACTCCATCTTGATAAACTGAATAACTCTTTACACCAACACCAGAATCTGTTGAAGCATTCCAACAAAGTATAAATGATGTCGCAGTTAAGTTTGAACTTGTTAAACTTGTTGGTACAGTTGGAGGTGTTGTATCTGGTGGAATCGTTGGAGCTGGAGGTAAATAAATATCATTCAGTAATTCCAAATCAGACTTTCCAGTTAACATATTTGTTTTGATACTATTTATCTTATAAGTAGTACCACTGATATTAAATCTATCTGCTAGTGTATAATTTAGTAAAATTCTTAATGGTAAATATGCAGTTAATTTTGTTAACCTATTTGTTACATCAAACACATCAGAAATGTAATCACTATGATATGCTTGAAATAAAGTATTTGTAAACTCGTTGTCTGCTGGGTCTGATAAAGCTCCATACTCATTAAACTCTTGATTGAAATTTATATTGTACTTACTCGTAGCAGATGACAAAGCAACACTATTTGATGGGATGTTATAATTTACAATCTCTGAATGCGTTGTACTATCTTCAACAAAAGAAATATTATTACCATTGTTTCTAATTGGATAAAACAATAAAGGCTTTCCGTAATATGGTTCTTGATTATCATCAACAAAATAACCATATTGAATTGATGTTACTGCATCTGTGTTCTCATCCCTTAATCTTTCATATTTCAATTGCGAGAAAGGTGTTTTAACCTTGTAAATATCCCCACCAAAATCTATTCCACCTACTTGATTATAGTGCATCTTTCCCCAAGTCTGAGCTGCAAGTTGTTCGTGTTGTTTTGCTAGTAGTGTTTTTGTGTCTCCGTGTTCAAATGTTATTTCTTTGAATGGTAAAGCAACATTTACTGTGCTTTTGCTTCTGTCAATAAATTCTGTTATGTCATAAGAAACACCCCCAGAATAATAATTATCTAAAGTTTTTACAATTACCTCTCCAGTATTATCATCAACATAAGATGTTAAATTAAACATTTTAAAAACACCAGTTAAAAAGTCTATTGTTTTTAAATCTGGTATCTGTTGTGATATAATAAAACTAAAAGAATTATTATGCGTAAAAGAAGCAGATGTAAATCGTGTAATAAATGACCCAGTACCAATTCTAGTTTCTAAAACCCAAGTTACTTCAGAAAATGTTATATTATTAGCTGATTCAATTATCACATTATAACCCCCAGCGACTAAATTATACTCAGTTTCAGATATATCTAAATCTCCAGATGCATCAATTACTCTATGCACCTCTTGACCATTTATTTGAATTGATACATTATACGAGTCAGTACTTGTTGTTCTTAGCTCTAAATCTAATCCTCCAAATTGAAAAAATGAATTTGATGATGGATTTAAAGTTGTTGATGTTATATTTAAAGTAGATACATTTATTATTCCAGTCTGAGTTGGGTTGTGTGTTACTGTCCAAGTATTAACTAAAGATTGTGCTAATATATTTCCAGTTCCAGTTGATGTAACATCTCCCTTTTTTCTATGCAACCACATAAACAAATTGTAGTATGGTTCGTTTGTACTTGTGAAAAAGTCATTACTAAAAGTTATACCATATTTTACTTCTATTGCTTGTATAATTCTATCTAATCTTAAAGCATATTTTAAATCATTCCAAGAAACTCCGTGTACATTTGAACCACCTCCAGAACCATCATAGTGTAAATTACCAACATCATTTGCTGATGAATGACTATTATAAGTTAATCTTTGTGTATGTGTTATAAGGGGAACAATAACATCGTTTGTTGATGGATTATCTTGAAATGAACTTTTTATGCTTGAAGAGTCATAGACTAAATTAATACTGTCCAAGCTATTCAAAGCGTTTAATTTATCTTCTCCAAGTAAGTCTTTTAAAGTTACTGTATTACCAGTAAATCTAACCTTGTAAGATGATGGTACATTGTTCTTTAAATCAACACCTTCTAGTTTTATCTTACCCTTTTTGAATTTTAAATGATTTAATTCTAAAGTAGCACTTACCCTCTTCCTTCCATCAAATCCATTTGTAATTGAATTGTTGTAATAATGTCTAAATATTTTATTATTCTCTTTTGTTGCTGGTAATGAAAACGACTTTGAATAGTCTGTAAATACCTTCTGGACATCTTTTACATTTTGAATCGTTTGCGTCAAAACAACACTTTCATCATCAAATAAATCTACTCTTTGACCTTGTATGTATAGTTGTATTTTTTGCATTTATCTGATGTCATTTAAAACATTATAAGAGTTATCAAACTCAATTGTGTACTCAACTAATTTATCATTTAGCCTTGTCTTGTAATTAATACTACTTGTTTTAATATTGATTGGCAGTACTTGATTATTTGTGCTGGTTATCCAAACCCTTTCAGACAACATAAGTTGTTTAAATACTTCGTTGTTTGATTCGCTTACAAATCCACTACTCAAAGAAATTGATTCATTGCCAACTATATTAAAATCTCTATTTGTATGACTAGATGTGCTATAAGTATTACTTGATGTTAATGTATTTGCTTTGTAATTCTCTCTTTTTGTAGTCATTTTTTCAACTGACTTTTTAAAGAAATACATATCTTGAAGAACTCCAAACCTATTTGTAAAAGTCACTTTATATGGTTCAAATTTATCTGGACATTGTTCGTTTAATTGTAATAAAGTTATACTATCATCATCGGTTATTCTTATACTACTTACATCAACAGTCTTTTTAACAGATACATTATCAATAGAGAATGTAAGAGGTGTTGTTAAATCGTCTGCTTCTGCTTGGAATTGTATTCTTTCAATATTCTCTCCAACTCCAGAAACTCTATAAACTCCATTTCTTGTAATTGGAATAGGGAAAGGGTAACGCATAGAAGCAGTACCAGTTCCACTAAAATTTGTCACAGTAAATTCAGATGTAATATTTACCCCATCAGTTAAACCAGCAGAAGATTGAAATAATCTATCAATTGCTAAATCAGAAGAGTTTAAAAAACTTGCTCCATTGTTTATTGTCCAATCAGCAGTTTCTTTTGTCCATCCAGTATCTGTTGTAAAATTTCCGTTTACACATAGTTCTGGAAATAACTCAACAGATTCTATTTGTCCGTTACTTTGTGTGCTTGTCGTATATGATACTGTTCTTTGTGTTGCTCCAGAAGAATCCAAGAATAATAATGTAGGATTTTTTTCTGTGTATATTGGTATTCTATAATCTGCAAGAGGTGGTGTATTTATATCTCTTTGAGACATCAACAAAGCTCTGTAAAAAAGTGAAAAGGTGTTTGGTTCTTGAAAATATAAGAAACTATCAAAAGCTAAATCTGTACTTATTGTCTGTGATAATTGTACACCATTTCCATCCTTCGCAGTTAAGATAGTTCTTACCCATTTAGCAGAACCCTCAGCTGTTGTGTCATAGTCTCCATCAAAAGAAGCATCTAAATAGTCTCTTATTAGTTCAGCTATTTCAAAAGATATTTGCGTTGTGGTTAATATTATTTGTTTACTTAAAGAATAAGTTGGTGTGCCAGTATAGCCAGTTGTTTTATCTCCAGTATAAATTTCTATATCTAAAGTTGCAGTTGCTAAATCAGTATCTGTTACAGATATAAAGTATGGACTCCTAGCGTTTATTATTGCCATTGGTTGTAAATTTTAATAGTTCTTCAACATCTAATTCGTATGCTTTTATTATGTCTGCATCTAATCTCTTAAATGCTCTTTCAAATGGTTTAGTAAAAAATAAACTTGGTTTTATACCATTATTAAAAATACCTCTTGCAATCATAAACTGTAATGATTTCCTTGAAATGAATTTACCTTTCTTGTCTCTTATTCCTTTTAACCCTTTTCTTACTATCCACTTATCTAACTTGCTTGGTGGTGGCATCTTATCCTTGTAACTAAATGGAGTATTATATTTTACCTTCTTTCCACTTACACCCTTGTCTTGATAGATACCATATTCCTCCATTAAGAAACTTAGAGCAAAGCTATTTGGACTAACAGTTAAATCATAATCTAAACTATTGTACAAGTCCTTTGAACTATTCTTTTTGCCCTTTGTTAGATTCGTTCTTGATTGTTGTATAACATATTTTGAAAATCTATTTAGTTCTTGTTGAACATTCTTTAACATATATTTATATCGTTATTTACAATAACATCAAATGTCATTGCCCAACCAGCCATCTCATTTTCAAACCTATCGTAGAATGGTTCTAAATTAGTTGTTCCTTCTAATTGGTATAAGTCTTGAAATAATGTGCCACCTCTTAACACTTGTGCTAATTTATTAAGTACTGCTAACTGAGTATTTAATATATCTTGCTCGTTGTTATTACCTCTGAATATATCTACAGATTTCTTTTTCGAAATATTAACAATATCCATAGACAAAACAGATAAATTGAAACGCAAAATGTTGTCATCATTACTTACATTATTTACAATTATGTGTGATAAAGGATAAATAGTCTGCTTTGATAAATCAATATTTGTTATATCCCCAGTCGTAACTGTTTTTACATTTGGGTCAGATAACAATTGAGTCTTTATTGTTTCCGTTACTTGGTAAAATCCTTTCATTAAAATTTACTTTTTATTTGTTGTGCTTCTATCTCTGCTTTCTCCTTCTCAAATGATAACATTGTTAAACATTGATGTGCGTTTAATTTAGTGATATCTTCAAGCCTTGTAACATCTCCTCCAGAGAGAGAATAAAGGGATGAGTACCATCCATATCGCTTGTTGAAATTAGCTGCTCTTGTATATTCTCCATCTCCTCCAGATTTGAATAAAGTATCGTATGTTTCGATAATTCGAGTCCTAAATTCAAGAAAAAAAAAACTGCACCAATTGCTGCATCAAGAGGCATATCTTTTAACGCTTCTGGATTTGATACATCGTAATCTTCAATACTATATTTATCTCCTTTCTTTATTTTAATTGGTCTGTATAATACGTTCATTGCTTTGTGCATTTCTGCCCAACTAATAATATTATTATCTAAATCAATATACTCTCCTAAACTCATTTCGTCTAAGTCTGGAATAAATCCATATTGAACTCCATTCAATGTAAACTTCTCAACGTGATTTGGTGTTACAGATAACATCTCGTTTAGTATATCAATTATAGCTGATACACTTGACATCTTTAACTTGTAACTATCAGATAAAGGAATACTACAAAATATTTCTATCATTTTAGCATTGAGAAAATTACCCTCTGGATTCTCTTCAGCTATCTTTAAGAACTTCTGATACTGCTCTAATGTAATTTCGTTTAACGATGTTGGTACTGTAATTTCAATCTTCATACTTATATAATGATAATAGTCTATATTTTTATAAAAAAACCCTTACAAATTTCATAAGCTTTTGATAATAGTAAAAAATGATTTGGTCTTGTTGGTTTGGCTATGCGTATTTCTTTGCCAGTTTTATGATGTATAAAGCATTCAACAACTGCAATCATCTGCTCATTGCTCATTACCTTATAAAGTATTTCCCCTTGTTTGGATTGCTTAACTGAGATGATATCGCATAACGTGCTGCATCAATGCAATGGTTAAAAGCATCTATTGGTTTATTAATAGTATTCCCCTCTCTGTCTTTCATCCAAGTATAACTTTGCAACTCCTTAATTAAGTTCTTGCTTCTGCTTGTTACAAAGATTTTGTTCTGGTTAATTAGATTGATTCCATATACAATAGAATCCTTACCTTTAGTACAAGGCAAAACATTATGTCTGTATGTTCTTAATTCTGCTATTGATTTTGGTTCAGCAGAATCTGCATAAACAATCTCTTTTACATTGTGTTCTTTTAACAGATTTGAGATATCTACATTTAAAAGTTTCTTTTGATATATTATTTCATCAAAGATATATGAATCATTGTATTTGTATAATCCTATTAAAGTTGTTGGGTCATTACTATATCCAAAATCCATTCCATAACATAATAATCTTGCTTCTTCTGGCAGTTTCTCCATCTCCTTCCAATCCTTTACACATACACCTTCTAAACTTCCTATCTGTCCAAGTCCGTAAACCTTCCACCAGTTGCTCCAATATTCGCTTGTCTTTGCTTTCTCTCTTGCTGATTCAATATCATCTACAATGGTTTGTGGTAATGCTTCATTATCCAAATAAGTAAGGGTAATGAAATCTGCATCATCATTCCCAACAACTTCTTTATGCGCCCAAAAGTTTGCAGTAGGGTTAAAGTCAATCCAAATATCTCCAGATGTTCTTATTGATAATTGGTTGTATGCTTCAAAAGGAACATTGTTTGCTTCATTTACATACAGTACATTCCTTCTTGCTCCTCTTAATTTATCTGGTTGTTCTACACTAAAAAATTCTATGTAACTTCCATTTGTAAAGGTGTATTTTAAAGCTGACCTATTCCATTGATTATCTCTAAACCGATTAGTTGATACCATAATCTTTAGAAAGTCTTTCATTGCTCCTCTTCGTAAATGTGGAATTGATTCAGATACTACACTTGTTTCTGTAAGTGGATATCTAATACACCTATCAATAAGAATTGGGATGATGCCAAATGTTTTACCGGCAGATGTACCTCCTTGAATGACTTTTTTACGCTTTGTAAGAGCGTGTAGTTTCTTTATGGCAGTTGTTGATTGAAACAATATTATAATTCAAATAAAGGTTGCTCTGATGTAATTGAGATATCTTTTGTCTCCTTTGGTTTACCATACATATAATTCATATATAATTGTATAGCTTTAAAATCACCCTCATCAATCATTAATTTTAATTTAACAATTGCCTCATCTTTATCAATATGTTTATTTAACATACTGACTAACTCCATTTCTTCAGACTTGCTTTTCCTTCCAGCAGTCTTATGCCCTCCGTTATTTTTTCTTCCATCCATAATTAAAAAAGATTATTATTAATTTAATGATATAGTTATATAATGAAAAAAACACTACTTTTTATAATAGCTCTTCATCTAAATCTGCAATCCATTTAATTAGCTTTGGCTTATCACAACAAATTTCTTGATACTTATGATTAAAATATTTTGAATGAAGCCTACAGAGAGTTTTCCAATCTGCATTCAACAACCTTGATGTGGTTCTATCTTTTACTCCTCTCCAGATTATTGTATCTTCTGATTCTTTTTTTGGTTCAGCTTTCCACTTCTTATATTGCTTATATTCTTTTGAGCGTTTATCAATTGTTACAAAGTAGCCTTCTTTTTCAAGCTCTCTAAATTCTTTATCTACCATAATTCAATATCATTTAAATTCTCTTGTCTTTGCTTACACTTACATTCTGGATATAGTTTCTTCCATAACCATTTGATACCAGTATAATATGTAATGCGTTCAATTAAGTTTCCTAGTTTCATTCTTTTATTCTTTTATTCTTTTATTTATTTATCTTTTGTTTTAACCTCTTTTTAACCTTTCTAAACGTATTATATAAAGAATGGTATGATATAGTTGTTTTATTACTTAACTCTGTTATAGTGTAATCATTTTGAATCATATTGTATACTTTCCTATCATACCAATGTAACCTTTCTAATTCATCTTCAACTTTATTGTTTTCTGTTTCAAAATCAATATATTCTCCAGATTCTAAGTTATAAACTAAATCAATTGATTTCTTCCCTTCTTTTTCCTTTCTTTTCTTTAGCTGCAAGAATGAAGTTTTTAATGTCAAGTAGATATAATAATAGTTTACATCATCCCCATAAGAGATATCTAAACCTTTTGTCAGCATCTTACCAATGATACAGTACATATCCCCAACGATGTCTTCAGCTTCTTCTTGTGAGCATCCAAATTTAAGAACTGTGTTAATCCACTTGTTATGTGCGTTAAATATTTTTTCAAGCATTGTATTAGTTTTCTAAAAGATAAGTATTTTAAATTATATAAAAAAAGATATTTATTAACACTTTAAAAAAGGGTATAGTTACCCCAAGTCATCTAAGTATATTTTTATGATAATATCAAGAGATATGGATGTATCTGAATACATAAGAGTAAATCAGTTATTAAATAAACATATAATTATATAATGCTTTTAGAATGACTTTTTATAAAAAAACAGTAACTATTTTTATTATTTATATTTATTTTAAATAATCTATAAACCACAGTATCCAGAATCACATTCATTAAAATCATTATCAAATAATTCTGTTTGTGTTTTCCATTTAATAATATCCTTATACATTATATCACTTCTCCATTTACTTTTGTTTGTTTCTTGGTCTGCAAACCATTGCATTTTCTCTGGATGTTTGTTGTGCATCTTTTTTAAAAGCAGAGGGCTTCTCCACCAACAACCAACGCAATTATTCATATAAGCAAACCTTACATTTTTATCCTTCCAAAACTCTTCTATTGTATCTTTATAGATATTATCATTAATTAATGGGAATTCTGGTTTGCAGTATTTATAAACTCCCCAAGAATTACGCCCATCTTTTAACTTTGTGAAAGTTGTTTTTACTTTTGTAAATCCATCTTCATCTGTTTTATCCAGCATTTTTATTGCTCTTCTTGTTTCATTTGCACGATATCCAAAACGCATTATTACTGGCTCTTTAATCACATCATACATCCAGTGTAAGATTGGCAATGTTTTAAGTTCTGTTGTGCAATACCTAGCCATTTTATTAGGTAAATATTTAGTTCCTTTTTTAGTTGTTATAATTGCATCATCAAAAGTCTTTCCAGTTACCCAATTAATTTTTGAACCTATAAACTGCTCTAAATCTAACATCGTGTAAATAATCATATCCTCTTCTAAAGTGCCTATAAATTCTTTTCCTAACCTATCAGATACTTCTTGCCTAATCTTTGCATCTGGAAACAAACATTTATTATCATCTGTTCTAACTAAAGAAAATACATTGTAATCTGCTGGATAATTTGCAGCGATGTAGCTTGATGTTTTACCACCACTTAAACTGTTTACTGTTTTCATAATTTCATTATTTATATTTATTTTAAATAATACAACTAAGCACAAAGCACATTAAAACGTGCCTTGTACAATCTGTTAGGTTTAATATTTTAAAAAAGCCCACCACTCAACCGTTCCAATCTTTCGTGTATAATATCGCAATATTCTTTTGAAATTTCACTACCTATGTAATTACGTTTGTTGATTTTCGCCATCTTTGCAGTTGTACCACTTCCCATAAAAGGGTCATAAATTAAATCGTTTTTGTTACTCCAACTTATTATGTGGTCTTGAACCATTTTTTCAGGAAATATTGCGGGATGTTTAAATGCTATTTTATCTTTTGTAGTTTGCATAAATCCGTTATTATATTGCCATACATTATCTCTGTCTCTAAATTCTTTAAAAACAACATCTTTAGGTTTTCTCATTGTTCCGTTAGGATTTCTTTTTGTAACACCTTTTACTTTTCTCTTTTTAGTAGGTATATCTGAAATTGGGTTATATGTATTCGGTTTTCCTTTACTAAACACAAACATATATTCAAAAGCACTTTTATACCTTTTGTTTCTTGGGTCATAACAAGGTGCGTTGTTTTTAAAATAAATCATTGTATCGTGTAAATTAAAACCAATCTCTTTAAAAAATAATGCTTGTTTAAAACTTGTTCCCGTTTCACTTCCTTTGTGTGTCTTATCATTTACAATCCAAACAACTACACCACCTTTTTTAGTTACCCTGTAAAGTTCTTTAGCTATACTTTCAAAGTCAAAACTATATCCATTGTAAGTTCTTAAATCATCATAAGGTGGTGATGTTACAGTTAAGTCTATAAAGTTATCTTCCATTTTTGCCATTGTATCAAGGCAATTCTCATTAAATATTTTATTATAAAATAATTCTTTTTCTATTTGTTCTTTCATTTCTTTATTTCCATTTTTATCTAACCAATTAGATATGTTTTCATTGCTTTTTCTCATATATTATATTTTTGTTCGTTCCTCACTATCCACAACATCGGTTAAAGCTAATTGCTTAGTATAATCTTCTAATAAGTCCTGTAAATAAAAGTCTGTTGCTTGTCCGATAGAGTCAATTATTCTAGGATTGTCTTTTATTCCTTTGCTTTCTAAGTATTTTAATTCAGTCATAATTTATTTAATTTGTTTATTAATTCACGCAACTAACCTTAACCATATCCGTTGTATTTACCAGTGCATCCCATCCATTGATGTACTTGTTTCTATAATCTCACACTGGTCTTTGCTTTTCCAGCTCCAAGACTTTATTCTCAAATTAACAACATTAAACACCTCTTCTCTTCTTTCCTCTGGTACAGTATCAATTAACATATTAAGTCTATCAGAATCAACCCTAGACACAATCTGCTTGATGTTCTTTGTTCTTGCTTTTAGCTTCTCTAATCTTATTCTTTCCCTTTTAATATTCTCCTCTCTTTTATCATCAAAGTAAA